CCCTTAATGATCAGGGTTGCATAGATAATTGCCATAGTCTGCACATCCTTTCTGAATAGAATTTTTATGATCAACTGACGTATCATCAGTTATCACCCTCTAAAATAGCCTTGACAGCTTCTTTCAGTCTGTCCGGTACATCGTCCAGTGTTTTAACACCTTTAACGATTAGTGATGCATAAATCTTTGCCATACTTCACACCTTCTTTCTTATCCCATCATTTCATAGATTTCACACATAGCAATCTGTGCCTGTGTAATTTCATTTTCAATATCAGCATTCTTTTCTGCCTGAATTTTAATGTATTCGTCCTTGTCATACTCGATAAGGTCAAATTCATATCCGGTAAATCCCGGCTGTCCGTCAGTTTCATCTTCATTCACTTCTGTGATATTGGAACTGACAAATACTTTTGTTTCCGTCAGTTCCAGTTCTTCCGGTCTGACGGTGCTTTTCTGTTTTCCATAATCAATCATGATGCTTTCAATCCTTTCTTTGTGTTTGGTTTTATGTTGCGTATATAATAATCATCCGCATAAGGTAACAGCGGTACAACATACTTTTGATATAGCCGGAAGGTATCAGCATATTTCAACCAACCTTTGTAAGAATTGATTGAACACCACTCTGAATAGTTCATCATGTTCCCGACTTCCACTTTGTTCCTGATAGCGGTCATTTTCTTTTCCATTTCCAAACAGGTGCTTTTTCTAAGTAATGTATACTTGTAAAATGTTCTGTAACCTAAGAAGTCAACACCTCTTACATACGATGGGAACACCTGCCAGTTTTCTTTTATGTTCAATTTC